CTTTAAAACAATACATACAAGCACTAAATAAATATATTTGTTTGTGGTTATGTTGTATGAAATAGCCTATATAATACGGGGCAATAGATGAGCAATTAAACGGGATCACAAGCACAGCCACCAAGCCAAGCCGAGATTGACAGCCGTCCCCCTGGTAGATGCACCTAAATATATTAGGCTATACGCCAGGAATACTTAAAGATTTAAAGTAAATGAGCCGTAATACTTAAAGATTTTAAGCGAGAAGCCAAGCAAAACGGGAACGAAAAAGTCAACCAATTCACTAAATCACAATTCCAATTTGAACCCGTGCCCCCAATAAATAAAAGAGAAGTAGACATAATCACATAATTTTTTGTGAAATTTTTTTTGGGAAAATTTTTGCCTTTCTCCACCCTAAATACCTAATATACAGCAACTTAAAAGGAAAAGCTTGATAAGGAAAATGGATCTTAAAACATCAATTGTGGATAAATTGTGGATAACTTCGTAAAAAATGTGGATAACTTTCCAATTTTACACATTTTAAAAGAAAAGAAAGAAAAGTAACATAAAAGAAAGATAAAGAAAATATAAATAAAGAAAGAATATATTATATTTTAAAAATATATATTTGTAATATATACAGTATATAGCATATTTACTGTATATAGTATATATATAGTATATAGGCGGTTAAAAACAATATATTTTTTATATTGATTGCTAACTTTCTTTAGTTTTAAGTTTACTGTACCAAAAATGGAGACAAATAATGCCAAGCCAAAACATTGAAAAGATCACATTAGATGGCAAAACGTATGATTATGCGAGTTTAAGCACTGATGCTCAAACGACACTTGCTATAATTACCGAATTAAACGGTAAAATCAACGAATTCAAGAAAGAAGCGCACTTTTTAGAGGTTTCTAGAGGTGTATATGAGCAGCAACTTTCAAGACAATTGCCATCAAAATCACTGGAAGACGAAGAATCCGAAAAAGATGCCAAACAGGATAAAGATGGTGGAAAATCCACTAATAACGGAACTAAATCTGGGTGAGAGCCTGATTGAAATTAAGAAAGCTGCGTTCTTATTTGAGAATAGCGGCGATCCAGATGTACTTGACGAGCTGTTAACGCTCATTAAGAACCTTGATATCCCAGTTTTAATTTCAGAACTCCACATACCATATGAGGCAGAAGCCTAACCTAGCAATAGTAATCCCTGATCAGCACTTTCCTATTCATGATGTCCCTGCTGTCAACTGTGCCTTAAAAGCAATTGAGGTCGTTAAGCCTGATACCTTTATCAATCTTGGCGATGTCGGCGAGTGGAACTCAGTTTCAGCCTGGAAATGGCGGGACAAGAAGCAGCCGCCTCTCGAATATCAGATCCCAGTCATTGAAAAGGACATTGAAGAAGTGAATGCTGGTCTTGATTTGTTCGACAAAGCCCTAGATAAGGTCAAATGTACCAATAAGTTCATGCTTGAGGGCAATCATGACGATTGGACCAATCGATTCGTTGAAAAATACCCCTATATGTCTCGTGTTGCCTTTAAAAACAGCTGCAGAATAAAAGATAGAGGATACAAATTTTACAGTTTTAATCGTCCGTTAAAGATCGGTAAATTAAATTTTATACATGGAGCATACGCAACGACATATCACGCAAAGAAGCATCTTGAAGCTTATGGCAGCAACATCGTTTATGGTCATACTCACGATATACAGCGTCATTCACTTACTAAGTTGGATAGCGGTACTATCGGTGCTTGGTCTCTTGGGTGCCTTAAAGATATGTCAGCTGAGAAAAACAAGTGGTTAAGGGGAAGACTCCACAATTGGAACCATGCTTTTGGAATAATTACATGGTTTAACAATGGAAATTTCCAAGTAGAAACTATAGAGATACAGAAGGGGAAATGTTTCGTATGGGGAAACGAAGTCGATGGAAACTAGGGTCAGTCGGGGGGATATAGAGTTAGATCATTACAATGATCAGGTTGGGTGTGCTGACCCTGTATTCCAAAGGAAAGTAAAAGGTGTAACCCATTATGCCTATAAAAATAAGAAAGAACTACTAAAAAGGCACAAAACCGCAAAAATTTCGGATGCGGGAACCGCACAGGAGGGAGATTGGGTAGAGGCTCAGAATGGAGTTATGAGTCAGGTGCTGAAATCAGGCACTATTGGTAAATCCCCCTATATTCGCACTGTCTTGGGTCAGTTCAGACCCTATAAAGGCAATAACCCTATCTCTGGTGAACCACACAAAAACATATATACTTTCTCCAAAGAAGACCCCTGGGCGTATAAAGACAGGGATGTGCCCACAGAAATGGAGATTTTGTTCGTAAACCTCATATTTGGCAATGTTCCCAGAGAGATTGCTTATATGCATTTGTATAAAACGAACAACTACGCTTACGCAAAAGAGCGTTCAGCGTGGCTTTTAAAACAAAAAAGGATTAAAAAAGTGATAAATGAAAAATTAGCAGACAAAATGGACGAATTGAACATTACAGAGGATATGTTGCTTGAAGAGATGCGAGACAGTATACTAGCCGAAAAGGGTTCCGTTAAGTTCAATTATATCAAATTAGCCGCAGAAATGCGTGGAATGATGCCTAAAGAGAAATCTCAGACGATTGGGCTCATGCAAAAGGAGATCCGTGGCTTTACAAAGGAAGAATTAGAAGCATTTACGAGGCCCGCACTTGAAGAAAAAAACGATATTGGAAACGGTTAGTGACAATAAATCAAGAATTGAATCCACAGACCAAGCTACTTTAGATGGACGAACCGCTGATAAGGCGATTAGGCTATGTCCTGTATGCAACACTTGTTACGACACTAAATATTATAAGGATTATGCTGATATGGGCAAGGTTACTTATTATGAGGATTTTCCCAAATATGGGAAAGAAAAGGCAATTTGTCCGAAATGTTCGCAAAATTAAACAAGAAATACTATTGGAGCTATCCAAAGCATCAAAAATGGGGAAATATTAATTATGTTATTCAGTTTACACTATCCGAGAAGAGCTGAATCCCTATGTGGGATTATGCAATAGGTGTTTTAAAGTTTGTTTTATGTTTCATGGTGGCGTGGGGATTAAAGAATAGTCCCATGGCACTACCCGTAGCCTGTGTATGTCTAGCAATAATAGGAGTTATAGCAACACGAAAGATATATGAAAAAGGCTGATTTCAATATTACACCCCCACCATCCGTTATGGCAGAGCGTGACGAGGTTTTAAGGAAAGCTTATACTGATCTAGTTTTCTTTGGAAAGGCGTTTTTGCCTAAAGATTTCTTAAATAAGAGCAAATCTCCCGATTTTCACTATGAGGTGGGACAAAAGCTAATCAACACCAAGCCAGGGAATCGTACCTGTATTATACTTCCCAGAGGGTTTGGTAAGTCAATTCTCTCAAAAACGGCAATTGTTCACAAATTATGCTTCGCAGCTAAAGATGAGCAACATTTCTTCGCTTGGATATCAGAAGAACAAACCCAAGCAATCGATCATATCAAGTATATTAGACAACATTTTGAAGATAATAAGATGATAAAGTATTATTTTGGCAATATGGACGGTGGATTAATCGGTAAACGATGGACAGAGAAAGATCTGGTTACAGCCAGAGGAGACAGGATTATCGCAAAAGGTACCAATCAGAGGCTCAGAGGCCGTGCTGAAGTGGATGTTCGTTACACTGGTATCATTTTAGATGACTTTGAATCCGAATTAAACACAAAAACACCCGAAAGACGATCTGAGATTAAAAAATGGGTGGTGTCTACAGTATATCCCGCTCTAGAGGAAAGCCCTGGAAGGGAAGGTTGGATATGGCTTGCGGGCACAATTGTTCACTTTGATAGCTTTTTACAGATGACATACGACGGATTTAGAAAAGCAGAAGAAGATGGATCTACATATTCGTGGGATGTGGTCTTTAAAAGAGCTATCGAAGATGAAAAGCCAATGTGGGCGGAGCAGTTTCCCCTTGCAAAACTCAAAAAGAAGAAGAAAGAGTTTATTGAGGCAGGGCTTGTAAACAAGTTTGCTCAGGAATATATGAACGACGCTAGAGACTTGGGCTCCGCAGCGTTTAAAATAGACAGAGTTAAGAACCA